ATGCAACAGTTGGGGTTAAGAGAATAAAAGAAGAAGTAAGAAAATATACTACAGAAGAATCAGCAGCAGTTGGTAAAACAGTTGCTAAATCTCTTTTAAAAGTTCTTAGAGCACAAGGAGATGAAGTTGTAAAAATAAAACTAACAGGACTAAGACCAGATAAGTTTAACATTCATGTTGAATATGGAAATGATAAAGGAGTAGACACTTTTAAATTCAACCTAAACCCAGAAGGAACAGCCATTATCTTAAACCTAGGAAACGAATCAATGGAACTAGTAGACTTTGTGATTACACAGGGTAATACTGTCTCTCTACCGGCTCCTGACCTAGAAGATAAACTAAGTGATGCAATGAAAAAGTACGTTGGAGAACCAGTAGATAACGAATTCGGTCAAGCAGAACAGCCTATCTACGAAGATGATCACTTACAGTCAGATGATGAATCTTCAATGGCACAAGCACAATTAAAATCCATTCAATCCAATGCAAGTAAGTTAATGGATATAATAGGAGACGATGAGCAATTAGATGCATGGGTTCAATCTAAACTAACCAAAGCAGAAGATTACCTAGATGCAGCAGCAGGATATCTACACTCAGAAGAAGACCAAGCACCTGTTACATTAGCAGTAACATTAGATGAAATCTCATTTAAGATAAACGGTTTAGGTAACTATACAAGTATTAAAGGAGATAACGAAACAATTACAGGAAGAGACCAAGGAGGAACAGTTAGAACTTTTACAAGAAAGAGAATAGAACAAGATAACCCGGGAATCTTTGATAAACAGCCAAGAGAAAGAAAGCCAAGAGAGATAAAACCTCAAGGAGTTCGTCCTTATTCAGAAGCACAGTATAGAAAGATCTTACAAGGAGCAATTGATGATGCAGGTAGTACAGAATTTGCTTACGATATAGCAGACTCTATGATATACGATCCACAAATACTTGCTAGGCTTAAAAAAGACTACCCAGGAGACTCAGCTAGAGAGTTAAAACAAAGACTTCAATGGGATTTAGAAGCTTGTGATTCACCAGAAGATGATTACGATGATGACTATGAAAGTGAAGTAGCAGAAGCAGTACTAAATGAAAAGAAAGCTACATATTGCGGAAGATGTGGACATACCCATGTTAAGGGTACACCTTGTCCAAGACCTTTTAAAGAAGGTGTAGTAGCAGAAAAACTAGGGCCTAAATCTAAACCGGAAACATACATAAAAGACTTCAAAAAATCAGATGCTCCTCAATTTAAAGGAAAATCAGCAGAGAAGAAAAGGCAAATGGCCATAGCAGCTTATATGTCAAACAAAAATGAAGCATTAGATGCAGTAGGAAAAGAGGATGACGATATTAACAATGACGGAAAAGTCGATAAAACAGATAAGTACCTAAAACACAGAAGAGATGTTGTTTCTAAAAAACTGTCAGAAGGAGCAATAAAAGATTTATTTAAAGACCCAATGCAGGCTGCAGATGCTAGAGGATGGATTAGAAACCCTAAACTATCAGATACTGAAAAAAGAGATAAAATTAAATCTGTAATGAAAGATCCTTCTAAGTTTAATGACTTAATGGATGCTTTTACAGATGAATTAGGAAACGTAAAAAATGCAATCTCTAAAAAAGAACTAAAAGAAATAATGCTAGAAGCATACGTTGAAATTCTTCAAGAGGAAGAAGGAGCAGTTCTTAAAACATCTACAGAAGAAATACTAGGAAAATTTCCTACAGTTAAAAAAGCATTAGTATCTTTATTCACACAAGAATATCCAGAATTTGTAACAGATGTAAGATGGGTAGTACCAAAACCTTCCACATTCGCAGTTGATCTTAAAAATGGTCAATCATTCAATATTAAATGGATGGGTAAAGGATTTGAAGCACAAATTGAAGGTAAAAAATACTATTTAGATAAATTAGCAGAATACCAACAAGCGTTAGATAAGATAAACGATCTTCTTAAAAACGGACCGATTACAACTGGTGAAGAACCAGGTGGAGAAGAGTTTGGAGCACCAGCAGCAGAACCAGCAGCCGGAGGCGGAGGTGGTGGAGACTTTCCAGGTGGAGAAGCCGGAGGCGGTGAAGAACCAGCACCTGAAGGTGGAGAAGAAGGCGGAGAAGCAGCAGCAGCAGAATTTGAAGAAGAAACACCAGAAGCACTTTAATAAAAATAAGTTATGAGCGTAATAGATAAAGTAGTTAACGAATGGGCATTCCGATGTAAGAAAGGATACCCAGATATGAATAATCCTGATGATATGAAAATATTAAAAGAGATTTATTCTGAATACGGGGTAGTATTAGAGGAAGAAAAGCCTAAGGAGGAGGTTGATAATCAAGCTTTGTTATCACAAATAGCAACACTACTACAGGCTGAAAAAGGAAATAGTAAGCTTCTAACAAGAATCTATAGAACATTAACTTCAAACCCTTCTATTGATGCACTTAAGCAAAAATTAGAGGATGCAGGTATTGGGAAAAACACTTTTGATAATAGAAATTTATTTAATGAAATAATAACAATTTTACAAAAAGGAGAAAAGAGCGATATAGGAAGTTTAGTAAAATACTTAGAGCAATCTAAGATACCAAAAGAGGGTAATATCTATACACAAGTACCTGAACTCCCTACTCAAAAACTGCAAGCAATAGGTAACCTAACAGGTGCTAAAGGAACTACAGCTATGGGAAAAGGAGAGATACTATTCCCATTAATATTCTCAGATATTAAACTTAGAATCAGTGATGCAGGAGATTTTACTAGAAATGGTAAAACCGTAGAACTGAAAGCCATTGGAGTCGGGAAAGAGGGCAAACAATCGGGTGGAGGAAGGTTTGGAGTTGCAAGAGCGTTTGAAAATTACGAACCCCTTAATACGAATGTAGCAAAAGGTTTTAGCCAAGCTATGAAAAACGATTACCTTTCCTTCTCAGAAGAGGAAAAAGATAAACCACTTTCTAATATTAATAAGTACATACAGAAGATATATCCAGGATCCTCTCAAGTTGTAGATAAAAGTAATATACAATCACTTAATATTCTTTTACAAAAAGCAGCCATAGAGAGTTACGTCTCTATAAAAAAAATAGATGAATTTCTACTTTTTAACCCCATTACCGGAGATTTCAAACTAATAACACCAGCAAAAGCATTAGTAGACCTTGCAGGCACCCCGGAAGTAGGTCTTACTACCGCTACAGTACCGCAATTAATATCTTTTAACTAAATAACAAACTATTTATAAACAAAAATAAAACACAATGGCAGATAATTTTAATTTAAGAACATTCTTAACAGAGAATAAACTTACAAAGAATACACAAATTCTTAAAGAAGGAAGTGATTACGGATTTGATGAAGTAATGGATGCAATAGCAGACGACTTTACACCAGGTACCCCTGAATTTCAACAAATGGAAGATGCAGTACAAGATGCATTCCACAACGGACAAGTAGACACTTCAGAATTTAGTCACGATCCATCAGCTCCAGGTAGAGAGATGAGAGCAATTGCTAATCAAATTGGATTAGGTGACGAACAAGCTAATGACATCGAACAAGCACAACACGATATTGAAAGACAATTTGAAGAAGGAGTAAACGAAAGTACTTTAACTGATAAAGAAAGACGTCTAGTAGAGATGGTTCAAGATGCTTTAGGAGAAGAAAATGTAGACTATACAATGGGACGTCAAGACGATCCAAACCAACTTCCAAATCCCGCTCCAGAATTAAACATTCCAGAAGGAGAAGAAAGCATTGAAGAAGCAAAACCTCTTCCAAAATACAATTCAATTGAAGAATTGATGAAAGAGATTGAGAACGGAACTAACGAAGCAGCTCATAAATACAAAATGGATGAGATGAAAAGAGTTTACGAAGCACTAGAGGCTAAGGTAGGATCTTTAGAAGAAGGAGAGCATGCTGAACACATCGATCAAAAAGCTGTTAAACAAATGCGTAAAGATATTGCAGCATTAAGAAAAGCAGAAGAAAAACTAAGAAAAGAATTCGACAAAAAATTCACAGGTAAAGAGAAAAAAGAAACTCCTAAAAAAGATAAAGAAGTAGTAGCTTTACAAGAGGGATTTGACTTAAGAAAATTCTTAGCAGAAAACAGAAAATAGTATCATTGAATAAGTAAACAAGCCCACTCAAAAGGTGGGTTTTTTTATATCCACATATTTATAATATATAAGTATATAATATGTCACAACAAGATATCAAACAAATAGTTGCACAAGAGTATATAAAGTGTGCAAAAGACCCGGCTTACTTCATGAAGAAGTATTGCTACATACAGCATCCAACTCGAGGTAGAATTTTATTTAACCTTTATCCATTCCAAGAAGGAGTATTACATTTATTCAGAGATGAAAAGATGTTGATAACTCTAAAATCAAGACAGTTAGGAATCTCTACATTAGCCTCAGCCTACGCTTTATGGTTAATGATCTTCCATAAAGATAAAAACGTATTAGCATTAGCAATTACTCAAGCAACAGCTAGAAACCTTGTAACTAAGACGATTTTCATGTATGAGAATCTACCAAAATGGTTACAATTACCTTTTACAGAGAAGAATAAATTATCATTAAGACTTAAAAACGGTTCTAAAATAACAGCTAAATCATCTAATGCAGATGCTGCCCGTTCAGAAGCGGTATCTCTATTATTAATAGATGAGGCAGCTTTTATTGATAATATCGAAGAAACATTTACTGCAGCACAACAAACACTTGCAACAGGGGGTCAATGTATGGCTCTTTCTACTCCAAATGGTGTAGGAAACTGGTTTCATAAAACATGGGAAAAAGCAGAAGCAGGAGAGAATGGATTTGTACCTGTTAAACTAAAATGGGATGTGCATCCTGAAAGAGCACAAGACTGGAGAGATGAACAATCAAGACAATTGGGGGAGAAACATGCCGCTCAAGAGTGTGATTGTGACTTCCTATCATCTGGAGATTCGGTAATAGAGGTTGAAAACATGGCTTTCTACGAAGAGACATATGTAAAAGATCCAATGGAGAGAAGAGGAGTAGATGGAAATCTATGGATATGGGAATCACCTGACTATAGTAAATCCTACATGGTTGTTGCCGATGTCGCTAGAGGGGACTCTACCGATTACTCTGGCTTCCACGTCTTTGATATTGAAAGCTGTACACAAGTAGCAGAATACAAAGGTAAGATTTCCCCAAAAGAATACGGAAACGTATTGGTAGGAATAGCAACAGAGTACTGCGATGCACTTCTAGTAATAGAGAATGCCAATATTGGATGGTCAACAATCGAACAAGTAATATCCAGGGAATATAAAAACCTATACTATTCATCTAGATCAGATACTGAAACAGTTGAATCTTATATGGCTAAATACGAAAGAGATAAGCTAGTACCAGGATTTACAATGTCTCTTAAAACAAGACCTTTAGTAATAGCTAAGATGACTGAATACGTAAGGGAGAGATCAGTAATACTACAATCTAAACGATTGTTAGGAGAGATGAGGGTATTCATATGGAGAAACGGTAAGGCACAGGCACAATCAGGTTACAATGACGATTTAGTTATGGCTTTTGCTACAGCTTTATATGTTAGAGATACAGCCATTCGTATGAGACAACAAGGAATGGATCTTTCAAGGGCTACAATGAACTCTTTTGTAAGTCTTAATCAAAGAAATACAGGTGTTTATAACGTTGCTCCTATGCAGAATAATCCTTACCTTATGGAAACGCCTGGTGGCCAAGAGGACTTAACCTGGCTATTAGGATAAGTTACTATTTATAAATAAAACATTTCAGAAATGGCAGAAAGAAATTTATTTACCTCACTCCAGAGGTTATTCTCAACTGATATATTAGTTAGAAACGTAGGAGGGGATGAGTTAAAGATTGCTGATGTTAATCACATTCAATCAACAGGGAAATATCAGACCAATTCACTATTGGATAGATTCTCTCGACTGTACATATACAATAACAAAAACATATTCAATCCAAACCTTAACTA